ATATAGACGTCTTTGACAGTCTCTACGGTGATATCAGCAGGTAAGTTGGTTGTATTCGATATGGCATGACACACCCACTTTTGAGCAGCCGCTTGCAAATCGACTTTTGAGACCCAGTTGATCTCGTTTGCAGTCGCATTAGCGTACGGGCTTTTTGAAACAGCAAGATTTAAGTCATCATCCCACCGACCAGTAGTTGTGGTATCAAGCCATTTCTTAAACCCATGGTGGTAGACGGTGTACTCTTGCCACTTATCGCCGGACTCATCCACAAAGTCTACACGAGCTTCAGCATCTTGACCTGTGAGTTTTTTACGTCTAGTGTAGTGTAGCATAAAAGCCGGTTCGATACCAGAGGTCGTTTGAGTCAGGACAGAAACAGAGCCTGCTGGGGCTGTTGTGGTAATTGCGATGTTCCGACGGCCGGTCGCTTGTGACATGACTCTTATTTCAGGATCGGCTTCATAAATTCTTTCTATGAATGGGTGCCCTTCTTCTCTTTCGAAATCGTAAACCTCGAATGCCCCTCTTTCAGAAGCTAGCTCGCAAGAAGAACGATACGCTGATACTGCAAGAGTCTTATATACTTCTTCAACGGTCTCTATTGATTCAGGTGAGCCGTAAGTCTGGTTTATCATCGCAACGGCGTCGCCTAATCCTGTTATGCCTAACCCTGTTCGACGGCCTTTGAGGGCAACCTGCTTAACATTGGACCAAAGTTCAAGCTCAGCTCTTTTTGCAGAAGTCGTCTCTGGGTCTAACTCGATCTTGGACAGTATCTTATCAACTTGTTCTATCTCCAGATCAATCATGTCGTCCATTAACCGCTGCGCTTTGCCGGCAACTTCAGAAAGTTTAGAAAAATCAAAAGAAGCGTTAGGAGTGAACGGGTCTTTTACGAAGCTGGTCAAATTTAGAAGCATCAACCTACAGCTGTCGTATGGAGACAATATGATTTCACCACATGGGTTTGTAGAAACAGACTCAAATCCCTCATGAGAGTAAATGTCAGATGGTGTCATAGACTTCGCCGTATCCCAGAACAATACTCCAGGCTCTGCTGATCCATGCGCTCCTTCAATAATTTGATGCCAGATATCAGAAGCGTCATCCATGACACTTACTTTAGGGTTCTTAGAATCTACAGGCCAACGAAGCTCCACTTGTTCACCTGCCTTAACAGCATTCATGAACTCGTCAGTAACTCTCACAGATATGTTGGCACCGGTAACTCTAGTCAGATCCTTTTTAATCTTTATGAAGTCTCTCACCTGCGGATGGTGAACTGATATCGTCAACATCAGAGCCCCTCTGCGCCCCCCTTGAGCAACTTCTCTGCATGAATTGCTGAATCTATCCATGAAGACTTCTATGCCGTCTGTCGTACGAGCAGCGTTTGCTGTTGGCATGCCTTGAGGACGAATTGTGCTTAGGTCAAAACCAACTCCACCTCTTCTCTTTGCAATTTGAACCAACTCTTGATCTGACTTGAGTATGCCTCCATAGCTATCTTCAGGTGCAGGGATCACAAAGCAATTTGAGAGTGATTGTATTCTAGAACCATTACCAATACCAGACATTGGAGAACCTTGAGGTACTACGTACTTAAAGTCTTTTAGAAGTGAGTAAATTTCTTCCTGTGACATTGGGTTCGCGTATTTGCTTTCCGCTCTGTGCAGTTCTGCTGCGATTCTCTTGTGCATATCGTCGGGACTCTTTTCTAAGTACATCTCGTTCTCATCTGTCAAAAGATACTTAGTGACAACGACGTTAGCAGCTAGTTCATCTCCCCCAAAATATTTCAAGCACTCCTCATAAGCTTCTTGGTAGGTGAATGTGTCTGACATTTATTGTTTCCTTATTACTCTAGACCCTGTTGATCTCTTTCCACTTCTTCTTAATTAACTCTTTTGCTTCTTTCTTTTCGTCTTGCTGTGCTTGCGCGAGGGTGGAAGCGTCACCTTCTATTACCTTAATACTAGAGCGTGCAGTGTCAATGTGAATAGGAAAAAGAATTCCATCTTTGCCTGCCCTGTTTTTTGCAATGAATATCCTACCAAGACCTGTTGCCTTTTCAGTCGCTTTTCTAGAGAGAGAAACGACAAGATCTGCCACCATAGCTTTTCCATAAGCCTCAGACATGTTCTCAAGACCAACAATATCTGAATTGGCAGAGTCTCTGTTGGCTTGGCTTGCTGTCCAGACCGGAATTCTTAACTCCATCGCAAGATTACGAAGCTCTTCATATATCAGCTTCAACTCATGCCTGAGAGAATCATATTGACGAGTAGATCGCATGATATCAGCGTAGTCGATCAAAATCAAAGACGGCTTAAAGTTTCTCAAAGCTAGTTTTTCTATGTGGTTTCTAATCGTCGTTACAGATGCGGCACCTGTGGGATACTCTTTAATGATCAAGCGCCCGAGGTCATCATTCTTTTCATAGAATTCGGTGACTTGCTTCTTGTGGTCAACGACATCAGAGGAAGGGATGTTGCAAAGATTCGAATCGTATCTAATTCCTACCGCTTGCTCTGTCAATTCAAATGTGTAATGCAAAACATTCTTACCATGACGCATGGCGTTAGCGCCCATTTGCACCAAAAAGTGAGACTTACCTACACCAGTGTTTGCAGTTACGACTCCGATTTCACCTCTACCTAGACCACCTGCCAGAATGTCCTTTGCGTCCAGCTCAGGTATACCCGTCGGGCAAACACAACGGTCTATTTTTTGAAAGCGAGACTCAAGGTCCTCAAAAAAGTCGTGACCGACTGTATTAGGCATGCCGATAGAGACAGCTTCTTTCATTAACGAAATCACGGACTCAAAATTATCAGAACTGATCAACTCAACAGATTGTTCTAAAGCCTCTTTAAAAGCCTGCCGCTTACAAAAATCCAGAGACTTTTCTTTCACATAGGCAATGTCACCAGGGTTTGGGTTTTCTCTCATTCGAATTAAGTAAGACACAATTTGATCTCTAAGGATGATGTCACCATCTTCGCTTAAAGACTCTTTAATGATGCTTATCAAAAGAGACTGAGTTGGAAAACACCGATATTGATTAAAGTACGCGAAATATTTGTCGCACAGGTATTCCAGATATCTTAGCTCAAAAAAATCAGGGCGCATTACTTCGACCATCTGAGCAGCCCACTTTAGATCAGTCAGTAAGCCTTGAAAAATCTTTTCTTGAAAAGGCTTGTTGTACTGAGAGAATTGACCTCTCGGAATATCGTTTAGGACCGCGGTTCGGGTCACTCCTGAGCTCATTTATCCTCTCCTTCTTTTAAAGTCTTCAATGTCATAAACAGCTTGTCATAATCTACATTGCTTATTTGATATTTCATCAGTGTCTTGATAAAGCTTAACTTATTTCTCTTCGGCACAAAACTTTCTATGACCCCGTCGACTTTCATGGACTGAGATGCTGATAGATGTCTTGATTCAAGATACATTAATTTCCAATTTGTCCTGATAACGTTTTCGTTCTCAATGATGCTATCATATAGCTTGAGCTTGCGTTGTTCTCGAAATTTTCTACAATCAGTAACTATGTCGTCTATAGTGAGATTACTTTTTTCGGCCAGCTTTGGAAATCTCTTCGACATACTTTTGAAGCCTGCTCCAGGGGCACCTTTTAGCCCATCGGACGCGTCACCTACAAAACAACGGGCCAGACAAAAATTTTTCGGATGAATGCCAAATTTCTCCACTACAGTCGACTCGTCCCATTGTTTCTTGCTACCTGGAGACCACACTGATATGCGATCATCTATGAGCTGATAAAAATCTTTGTCAGTTGATACTATCACACATCTTCTATCTTTAAAAGTGTATTTGACAATATGTGCAATAACGTCATCAGCTTCACAGTCAGAAACGTAGACTTGCTTCACCCCTGCTTGACGTATTAAAGACACGAGTTGAGCAACTTGAGAGTTCCTGTTCTCAACTGTATCTGGTATGTCTTCGTAAAAACGATTTAACTTAACCGGTCGGCGACCTCCCTTGTATTCCTTGTCTATCGCTCTTCTACGGCTCGAGCCGCCACCTTCCCATACAACAACCAAGTCAGAAGGAGAATACCTCTCACAGAGCAGTTGCATCCCCTTTAAGAAACCGACTATGCCACCGATGTGTTCCCCATTCATGTCCAAGGCAGGGTTAGCAGCCCAGTGCCGATAGAACACATTGAGGCCGTCGATGACAAGAGTAGGTCTTCTAGACATCTAGATCTTCGATGCCATCAAGGTTTAAATCAAGAGCAGCTGATCTTACTTCTTCATAAGACTCAGTGTCAAGATTAGCATCATCGGGGTTAGTGAGTTTTCTAGTCATGCATTCAGCTAACAAAGCCTCTATGTACCTGTTATACTGTGGGTCTTTCCAAACGTCTCCAAAATCAGCCTTATAGAATTTCTTTTCTACCTCCACCTCGCCAGTTGTCGAGTCTGCAACTATCAAATTTTTCCAAGCGCCGGTTCC